ACGGGACTAAAAAAGAAGTAGAATTGGCTCAATCAGTAGGAAGAGAGGAAGGTGTCAAGTCCGCTCCAAAAGCATATATGGAAGGGTATAAAGAGACAATATCCAAGTCCTTACAGAATATCAAAGAAAGTTTTAGTATCTAATATAAATAACGTAGATTACATTCACTCAATTTAGGAGATATCATATGTCGCTCGAAGAAAATGACGCAACAATCACCAATCTAAAAGAGGCTTGGGCCAAGATTGAAGCTGGCGATAAAGCCGCTGTTCTCAAGGAAAGCACCAAAACTCAAGGTAATCCGCAAACTCAAACTTCAAAAAAGTTTAGTGTTGCTGATAACCATAGCAAGCCTGTTACTCAAGTTGACAGAAATCCCGGTAGCGTAGACGGCGCCCGCGAGGTCGGCGATTCCCACGGTTCAGACAAGGCAGTGGAACTTGCCAAACCCATACAAAGATCTGAAGGGGCCAAGGCAGGAAATTCTGAAGTCGGCGATGAACATGGAAAAAAGGCTGCCGTAGAAGGAAGTAATCCCGTACCCAGAAGTGAGGGTTCAAGTTCGGCCCCACAAAAATACGACGCTTTTAGAGCGAAAATAAAGCAAACTTTGGGACTCTCGCTCGAAGACCCAATTAACAAAGTTGGAGATGGGCTCAATGGAAAAGATATCGCAGGTAAAACTAAAACAAAGTAAGTTTTAGTCTCAAAAATGAGTGTAATCAGAGGGGAAGCGGATAATATAATCTGCTTCCCTTCTTCATTTTATTCCGAAAAACTCCTCCTATATGATATAAATAGTAGTGTAAGTTGTATAATAAGTCCCTTGGAAAGACATAATTTATAATTTACTTGCCTTGAATGGTTCAATACTATCCAAGGGACTTAACCATTCAAGGGAGTAAAATTATGTTTAATAATCCAAACGACGAACAATCATCGGAATCTTCCAATATCTATAAAATATTATTCCCATCAAATAAAGTTTATATAGGACAGAGTTGGGATTATATAAGAAGGTTTAGTTGTTATAAAAGGTTGGAATGTAAAGAGCAACCTAAACTCTATAACGCATTGAATAAGTATGGATGGGATAATACCGAACAAGAACTTCTTGATACATGCTATACCCAAGAAGATTCAGATGAAGCAGAAGATTATTGGATAAATTATTATGACGCAATACATAATGGATATAATTGTAAACAAGGCGGCAGCAATGGAAAGCTTAGCCTAGAAACTTGCGAAAAAGTAAGTGTTAGCCTACAAAAATATTGGGCTAATATGACACCGGAAGAATATGAATTAGTACGTGAAAGAACGCCACGCGGAGAAGAACATTGGTTGTTCGGTAAGTTGCCGTGGAATAAAGGAATGAAAACACCAGAAGAAATTATTGATAAGCAAAGAGGAGAAAATCATTATAATTGGGGTAAACCAGCGTGGAATAGCGGATTGAAGCTTCCACAAGAACATTGTGAAAAATTCCCGCACGGAGAAGAGCATCACTTCTGGGGAATGCCAGCTCATAATAGACAGAGAGTTGAAATTGATGGTATTATTTATGAAAGTAAAACTGCCGCGCATAAAGCTCTTGGTATCCCAAGAAATGGAAGAAATAAAATAGAAAAAATGTTCCCAACTTTTAGAATTATCCCTTCCTAATCCTCTTCTTGGCTTTATAATCTCTCTTATGAAGAACCTCTATATCGATTATTCTCACTTATGTTATCGCGCCTTGTTCGTCCTCTCTTCCGATATCCAGGAGGTTGGATATAATATTCTTCGCCATTTTCTTCTTAAAAACATTCTCTCTTCCATCGATAAGTTCTCTCCAACGAAATGTTATATTGCCTGCGACTCCAAGAAAAATTGGCGTAAAAAGTTTTATCCTGAATACAAGGCTCAGCGTAAAGAAGCCAAGGAAAAACGTGAAGAAGTAGATTGGGAGAAGTTCTATGAAACAATTAACGAATGCTCAAACTCCTTCAAGGTCGCCTTCCCCTTCTACGTAATAACCCAGGATTATCTCGAAGCCGACGACATAATAGCCTCCCTCATCCGCAACAATAAGAATAACGAAGAGCACATTGTCATTACTTCTGATGGAGATTATAAACAACTCCTTCAATACTCTAATACGAAGATTTACTGTCCTATCAAGAAGTCATTTATGGTAAGTGATAATCCTTTTTACGATTTAGAGATAAAGATAGTGATGGGGGATAAAGGAGATAATATACCTGCCATCTCTAAAAGAATAGGAATAGAGACTGCTACGAAATTAGTGGACGGTGAAATTGCCTATAAGGATCAAACACTCTCTCAAATGATGGAAAACTCAGAGATAAAAGCAAATTATGAGCGCAATAAGAAGTTGATTGATCTTACTAAAACCCCCAAGGAATTGATTGGAAGATTAGATAAAGAACTTATGGAATATAAATTAGCATCTTCTGCGGGGATATTCCAATATTTTATTGATCACAAGTTGAGGGATTTGTTGAGTAATATAGAAGAAATAAGTAAATCATTAGCACCATTAAATCCAGGCTACAAAAAGCCAGAAAAGAAATCTTCTGGCGGAGTTTTTGAGGAATTGTCATTATGAGATATGTTGGTGGTAAGTCTAAAATAGCAGCAAATATAGCAAAGGTTATTTTAGAAAACACAAGTAATAGGTCAGTTTATTATGAGCCGTTCGTTGGTGGGGGGGGGATGCTGCCGTATATGGTTCCTCACTTCTCCAGATCAGAAATAAGTGATATATCCGAAGATTTAGTTTTAATGTGGCAAGGACTTCGACAAGGATGGAAACCAACAATTCCATTCGTGATAAGTGAAGAACAATACGTATCTCTAAAAAACGAGAAACCATCGGCTTTACGAGGATTAGTAGGCTTTGGTGGCTCATTTGGTGGTAAATGGTTCGGAGGATATGCCAGAGGTCGAAACGCCCATGGTCAGCCAAGAAATCACCAGGAAGAAAGTGCCATGAATGTCTTATCTATTATCTCTCAATTACAACATTGCGCAGTAGAGTTTTATCGTCGTTCTTATTCGGATATAGAACCTGTTGCCGGAGATGTTGTCTATTGCGATCCTCCATATGCCGGAACAGAAGAATATAAGGCTGTTGGTGTATTCGATAAGGATAAGTTCTGGACTAAAATGGAGGAATGGTCCAATAAAGGCGTAAAAGTTTATGTGAGTGAATATAACGCTCCATCTCATTGGCATTGTATATGGGAGAAAAAACATCAACAATCTCTAATGACAGCAGAGCAAGGCAGACGATTTATTGTTGAGAAGTTATTTACTCTGAACGATAATAAATCTACTAATATCTTCGAGGAACTCTCATCCTAAATCCTTCTCCGTAATAATAACAAACTCCCATCCTCTGGCTTCACAAAATATCTTCGCAGCATTCCATTTAGCCTGATTTTTAGCATATAGATTACTCTCATACAATACCGTCTTCATATTCCTTTTTTTAGATATCCTTGGCGGTTTAGTCTCTCTACTTGGTTTATACTCTATTATCTGGGTTTTTATAATTCCCTCTTTATTTTTCATCTGGATTATAAAGTCTGGAAAATAGTTATGAGTTTTTTTATCTAACGGACTGAGGTAAGGTATTTTTAGTCCTTCAGAGTTCCAGGCTATTACATTCTCATTTTTATCGAAGAAGCGCATAAGCACAAACTCTGGCCCCGATCTTGCGAAGGGGACTTTACTTCCTTTATACTTCTCTTTATTGATTGGCTCGTATATTCCCTGGTGATAGTTTTTATTCATATTCTGTATTTATCGCAGTTATTATAAATACCTAATTGAGGGTAAAATGCCAGTCAATCTCAACCTAAAGCCTCTCATTGAACGTATATCCTTCTCCAATATACGTCTAAACAAGTTAGAAAGAGGCGATTTACTCTATTTCGGATATAACGGTTCTCGCGAAGATAGTGTCATAAATCCATTGATAATCGTATCTGGTGTGGATCAAAAGTCCCATACTATTCAAGGCGTCAATCTTCGTTCCTTCTATGCTAATAAAGAACTCAATATTGGTAAGCATGTCCTCAATAGATACGCACACATTTACTGGGACAGAGAAGAGGACGAGGAAAATCATATTACTTACACTAAAAAGCACGTAGGTTATTATGCTTCCAATGCCTTCCTCTATGAAACACTTGGGATTTACAGAGAAGCATTCATTACAAAAGTTATAGGCAATCAACGGCAGCAAGTCAATCTTATGGAAACGTATTGGAGAAGTTATAAGCCCTCTAATATGCGATTTTTAAACGATCAATTCGCCAAAATGGACAGCAACAATATTTTAGTCAATTTAGCAGTGGCAGAGGTTATAATGAATGTTGCTCCCACTCAAGTCACCTTACAGCCAAGGATAGCATAATTTATGGGTATTAGGAACTTCTTCGGCTTTGGTTTTACTGGCTCTAATGGCTTCAATCGTCGTAATGCTTCGATAATGTCCAGGAAGAATATTGTTAATGCCACTATGTCCTCTGGTGAAAAAGAAACGATTTACAAGAACCGCTTCAATATCTGGACGTATATAAAGAATAAGAGAAGTCCAGACCAAGGTAATGAAAGCATCCCAATTACTGACTTGGAAGGCTTCAATGGAATGGGCGGCTTTACAGGTTCAATGGATGTCTATTCTCGTTATGTCTATTCTATTGAGGCGAGTAAAGAAGAGCGTTTACAGATTTATAGGGAAATGGCGAAGTATCCTGAAATCTCCTTCGCCATAGATGAGTTCGTAAATGAAGGCATAAACTTCGATAAAGAAGACAAGTTTATGGAATTGATTATAAAGTCAGATGCCATAAGGAAGAATGATAATCTTCGTAAAACTATCCAGACTGAGTGGGATAGATTGATGTATGATACTTTGGAAACCGATAGACACGCCAGAAGATGGTTCCGTGAATATCTTATTGATGGTGAGATTGGCTTCGAAAAAGTTATAGACAATCTCAAGCCAGAAAAGGGGGTTGTCGGAATGAAGAAACTCCGAACCTCCAAGATGCACGCCCTCTGGGAAGATGTTGAGAGTGAAAAAATCACTATATTCTTTTATCGCAGTGAAACCCAGGCTCAGTATCTCCCACCAGAATCCGTTGCCTATGCTTCTTCGGGGCTCTTCGAATATAATAAACCAGAAGACGATAAACTTGTATTGTCCTTTTTAGAGCCTGCGAAAACCACCTATAAGCGCTTGAAACAGATAGAAGATGCGGTGGTTATCTATCGTTTAGTGAGAGCCCCAGAACGTCGAGTATTCAAGATCGATGTTGGTAATCTTCCTAAAGGTCGAGCAGAAGCCTTCGTCAAAGATATGATGACAAAATATCGCCAGAGGAAATTATTCGATCCAGTGAGCGGTCAAGCCAGTGAAGGTCTAGAAGTGATGGCGATGACCGAAGATTATTGGCTGCCATTATTCAATCAGGGCCGTTCCTCTGAAATCACTACTCTGGAAGGTGGTCAAAATCTTGGTGAAATTGAAGACGTAAAATACTTCCTCAACAAACTTTACAGAGGATTGAAGGTTCCTATCAAGCGCTTCGAATCGGATACTGGCTTCTCTATTGGTGATACGTCTGATATTACTCGTGAAGAAGTCAAGTTCGTAAAAGAAGTTCAACAGTTTAGTAAAGAGTTCGCGAGTATCTTCAAGCAAATCTTCATTACTCATCTTACCTTGAAGAATATCGTGGAAGAAACAGGAATATCCAATGAAGATATCTCTGTTCATATGTCTTCGAACAATCTCTTCGATCGCTACTTCGAGGCTAAGGTTGATGAATTGAAGGCTCAGAAGTTCAGCGTCTATCAAGGTCTTATCAATACAGAAACTCCGATGTTCAGTCAGGAGTGGGTTGCGAAGAAAAAACTTGAGGTGTCTGATGACGATTGGACGGAGAACGTTAGATTGCTTACACTTGAAAAAGAGGCTAATCCACCTGAAGCACCGGAAGGAACGTAAATGGGAATAGACGAATATGGTGTTGATAAGGAAGTATCAGAAATGGCGGATGAAATGTTAGCAGAAGCCTGGTCGGTATTAGATGCTCCAACCTCTATATTCAATACTACTGATGAAGAATTAGACTATCTTTATGAACAACAGAAGGCTCATGACAAAATATCAATGGAAGAAGCAAGAAGAGATAGGGATTGGGTTAGGGAATAGAGTTCGAGATACGTGGAACAATTCATATAAAACAATTATAAATAACTGTTATATTCTAGGAGAACTATACTATGCCATTCAAATCTAAAGCCCAAGCACGTGCGATGTTCGGCGGTTATATCAAGGGAATGGGGAAAAAGGACGCAAAGGAATGGGCTGGTAAAACCAACTTCTCCAAGATTCCTGATCATGTGAAGGAAAGTCTTGAACTCGGAACTGCTAAAAAGAAGCCAGAAGCTACCGATGGACTAAAATCTCCTAAACCAGAAGTAAAGACTGGTAATACTCCTGTCCAAAATCCAGAAGTTGTTCAAGCGAAGGAAAGTCTTGAACTCGGAACCGCAAAGAAGAAGCCAGAAGTGACTGATGGATTGAAGAGCCCAAGCCCAGAAGTTCTTACAGGCAATAAACCAGTTCAGTCTCCCGAAGTCACACAAGCCAAAGAAAGCCTAGAACTCGGCAAAGCAAAAGTAAAGCCAGAACAGACAGATGGACTTAAATCACCTAAACCTGAAACAATGACAGGAAATAAGCCCGTTCAGAACCCAGAAGTCACCCAGGCTAAGGAAAGCCTCGAATTAGGTATTGCGAAGAAAAAGCCAGAAACTACTGATGGATTGAAGAGCCCAAGCCCAGAAGTTCTTACAGGTAATAAACCAGTTCAAAATCCAGAACAGACACAAGCAAAATTAGCAGAAGAACTGGAAAAGGGTGAAGCAAAAGTAAAGCCTGAAGAAACAGATGGATTGAAGTCTCCTAAGCCAGAAGTGACGGACGGAATGCCTTCAGACGGACATCCACAAGTCACCCAAGCAGAAGAAATGGATGAAGCCTCAAAAGCCAAGCACAAGGCACTCCAAGATAAAGTAAAGGCTCTTGAAGAAGAAAGAAAGAACCTTGAAAAAGAAATGGAAGAAACCAAGCAACTCGGAATAAAGAAGCATATTCACGCAACCAAGAGAGAAGAAGTAGCAAAACTAGGCGAAGAAATCAAGAAGATCAAGGAAGCAAAGAAAGCACAACCAATTCGTCCTGGCCATTCAGAAGACGATAGAGAAGGCAACAAGCACATGCCAAAAGCCGGTTTCACTATTCCATCAAAGAAATGGAAAGTCACAAAGAAGAAGAATGGTAAGGAAAATCGCAAAAAGGGTTGGGATAAGGACTTCCAAGAATCCGTCCAAGTTCTCTCCGAATCCTTCTCAAATGCTTATGTTCGCAAGATGTCTCAACAGAACCTCATCTCCGAAAGAGTTCTCAATAATTACTGGGAAGAAGCAGTCAAACTTCAAGAAACCAATGGAGAAATCAGCAATAAATCACAAAAAGCATTCTGGTATGGAGTAGTCAAGAACTTCAATGAAATGCTCAATGAAGATGAATTGAAGAAGGCAAAGGCAATTATGACCGAGAGAGAACGCTTTACTATGAATACTGAAAAGTTCGTGAATTGCTTAGCCAAAGATGACTATACCAATGCCGGACAATTCATGAGCGAAATGGTTGAAGCATCCCTAGCCAATCTCATCGATGTTCAGAAGGTTCAATACCAGAAAGAGATGGGCGAGAAAGTAGCAAAAAATATCAGAGGAGCCTAACCGCCAATGATAACCAAG